AACAAGAAGAAGTCGGACTTCACTGGTCTTGCCGTTGTTGGCGCCACGCCTCACAAGCCTGGCGATCCTGCTCGGCGCTGCGAGGTCAAGTACGCCGTGGCCGTGAAGCTGCTCGGGGCGCAGCTGCGGGAGAAGGTGCTCTCGATCCTGGAGTCATATCCGGAGATCTCGGTGATCATGATCGAGGGCAACCAAGGGCAGGAATTGTGGCGCGAGGTATTCCACAACATGCCCGTCCGAATAGTCATATTCTCCAATTCGGAGCCGAAGGAGGTTAGGGCCGGTCGTGTTCACGCCCTATACCAGCGCATTCCCTCTCGCGTCATGCATACGCAGCGCCTTCAGCAGGCCGAAGAGCAGATGGTTGGATTCCCGCGCATGGCTCACGACGACATCGTCGACGCCATCGGAAGTCCGGTGCTGAAGTTCCTCAAGCCGGCAAAGGTGCAGCGCCGAGTAGCACGAACCTCGAGCTATGCGTGATGGGCGAGGTAAGCTTGCTGCGCAGCAGCACCCAACGAAACGAGGAGGACGGCGATGCCGAACCTGAAGCTCCTCCGGGACAGCCTCAAGGAGCTTGAGGAGGCAAAGCCCGGATACATCGAGGCCGACAAGTTCTATCGAGGAACGTTCGTCGAGCCTTTCCAGTCACTGGTGATGCAGCGCATCCTGGTGCGCAAGGAGGTCAACTACAAGGCCGTGCTGAGCGCGGTCCCGGTTGACGCCGTGGTCGAGAAGCTCGAGATCGTTGACATCCAGGCGTCGGACCCGGACATCACGGATGTCCTGCAGGACGACATCTGGAAGAGCAACAAGATGCAGTTCGAGCACAAGACTGCAATCCGTGCTGCAGAGAAGTTCGGCGACGCATACCTGTTCGTGTGGCCCGAGTACGACGAGGCCGAGCAGCAGGTCACCGAGGAGGGGCAGGAGGAAGGCGAGCCCGTTCTCGAGGTGACGGGCGTCGTCATGACGTACCAGAGCCCGCTCAAGGTCCGCATGTTCTACGACGAGGCCAACCCCTGCAAGAAGCGCAATGCTGTCAAGTGCCTGAAGACAGGGTTGGGCAAGCAGAAGCGCGCGTGGCTGTACCTGGCTGACGGCACCATCGAGGTGTACGAGACCCCGGAGAACAAGGACGGCATCGACGACTTCAAGTATGTCGAGGACGTCGAGAACCCCACGGGTGAGATCCCGTTCGTGCACCTGCGCAACGACATCCCGTACGGCACGCCGCTGCACAAGAACGCTTACGGTCCGCAGAACGCCATCACCAAGTTCATCGTGAACCAGGTGTCCGGATCGGACTTCGACGCGTTCCCGCAGCGGTACGCGCTCGCCAAGACGCGCGGCACGTCGGGAGGCGACGATATCGAGTGGGCTGGCACGGACGACACCGTTCCCGACCAGAACAACCAGACCGTGTCGAATCTCGTCTCGGGACCGGGGCGCATCTGGGACCTGTCCGGCTTCGACTCGGTGGGCCAGTTCAACAGCGCTGACGTCGACCAGTACCTGAAGCCGATCGACAAGCATGTTGAGCTCATGGCTGTGGCCACGGGTACGCCTGTGTACTACTTCAAGGCGGACAACGTCGGTGGCGGCACCCCGTCGGGCGAGGCTGTCCGACAGAGGGATGCCCGGCTCAACACGAAGGCCGAGTGGCACCAGAAGCACCTGGACGCGGGCTTCGACGAGGCGCTGTACATGGGCCTCTCCCTGATGTTCGAAGAGGGCGACCTGGACGACATCTCCATATCGATCAAGTGGAAGCCGATCGAGTACGTCTCCGAGACGGAGAAGATGGAGCTCATCGCGCGCAAGATCGAACTCGGCATCCCGGTCGAGGTGGCGTTTGCCGAGGGCGGATACGACGAGGACACCGTTCGTCAGTGGACGACAGGCAAGCCCAACGAGGCTGAGCTGCTGCGCCGCGTCACGCTCATGAACACGCTCGGCGACGCCATCCAGAAGTTCGGCACTGCCGCCGCTCTCGGTCTGGACATGACAGAGCTCAACGAGCTCGTCGCAGACGTCGTCACGGATATCCGTGGTCTGCGCGAGGAAGAGAAAGAGGAGGATGAGTAATGGCACACAAGAAGCCGAAGCTGACCGAGAGCCAGGCTGCACGATGGACGGCATTCATCGAGCGAGCCGATCCAGCGTCGGTCATTTCAAAGGACGGCATGCTCAAGGAGGAGATCCTCGAGATCGGATATCTCATAAGGCATGTGTTCGGTCTTTTCCAGGAGGAGACCACCAACGGGAGCATCGTTGCTGGGGCCGCCAATCTTCATGACCTGGAGTTCGACATCATTCCCGACAAGGAGTAGCACATGGCTAAGCGCATCTCTGACGAGGAGCTGATTGCGCTCGTTCAGCAGAAGCAGCTGGACGCCATCAAGGCGATCGAGGATAAGGCGATCCGCAAGGCGACAGAGAAGCGCTATGCCACTATTGATGCTGCTGTGCGCTCGGCCACGTTGAGCTGGATTAAGGAGTTCGGGTCCATGTCTGCGGACCCCGTGGCTGGCGCAGCGCTGAATAAGATGATCTCGGAGGCGCTGAGCGCGTCGGGCGCGGCGCTGAAGGGGCTTGACAAGGCAGCCATGTCGGCCCTGTCAGAGGCCGTAGGCTCAGCCGTAACGACCGCGCTGTCCCAGGGCGCGGCGTTCGTTGAGGGGGCGACCGGCAAGCCGGCAGCTGCCAAGGTAGCGACTCCGAAGGTCGACTTGTCTGCAGAGAAGAAGGCGCTGAAGGCGATCGCGTCTGACGGCGTCAAGGAGTCCAAGCGATTCCTCGACTCCAAGATCGTGCGTCGCCTCGGACTGCGCGGGATCCTGTCTGGGCTGTCTCGGGCTCGCAATGCGCTGAACAGGACTGCATCAACAATCAGCACGACTGTGAACGACAAGGTCGACAAGACGATGCAGGCTACGTCGACTGCGAACAACGCGAGCATGGAGCTGTGGATCCCCGAGCGCGACGCGTGCGTTCGATGCACGAAGTATGCCGGGCTCACTGTTGACACTGGTGGTGAGTTTCCGGGCGGGCTGTCCTGGGATCCCAAGTCCGAGAAGAAGAATCAGCCGAAGGTGCGCCCTTCGCTCCATCCCAATTGTCGATGCCGGCTCGTTCCATGGGACGAATCCTGGAAGACACCGGGAGGGGTAGGATTGCCCGAGGCAGTCAAGAGAGAGGCGCAAAGGTCGATAGCAAGAGGGTTCTCGCTACCCAGCGAAAGCAATGCATCTCGCATTAGGGCCCTGAAGGAATTGCTGAAGACTAATCCGGCTCTCCCGAAGACGGTACTTGCCCGAGCGAAGAGGGACGCCAACAAGGGCGAATTCGCTCGTGGCCGGAGTGTTCCGACAACCGACACGTGAGGTATTACAGATGCACAAGAACCTTCTCCGTCCCGGTCTGGAATCGATCGAGCGAGTCTCCGGACTCGACATGCTCACGATGGCCGGCATGGACGGACACGAGCCTGGGTGGGCTCGCCCGTACGCCACCGACGCCACGTCTCCGTACTGGTACGCCTCTGGCGACGACGACGAAGACGAGGAAGAGGAGGACGACGAAGAGGGCAAGAAGGACGAGGAGGAGGACGAGGACGAAGAGGACGACGACGAGGACAAGGGCAAGACGCCCGAAGAGCTCGCCGCCGAAGTCAAGCGTCTGCGTGCCGCCTACCTCAAGAAGCTGCGCAACTCCAAGAACCGGGGCACTCGGATCAAGGAGCTGGAGACCGGCAAGACCAAGGCCGAGTCCGACCTGGCCCTGCTGCAGGAGCAGCTCGACGAGCTGAAGAAGACCGCCGGCAAGGAGGTCGACTCCGAGGCCGCAACCAAGCGGATCAACGAGCTCGTGGAGAAGGCGAAGGAAGAGGGCAAGAACGCCTTCAAGCCCGTCGTCATCCGCATGGCGGCTCGTGCCGAGCTCATGGCTGCCGGTGCGCGGCCGAACCTGGTTGACCGTCTCGTGAAGATGGTGGACGTGGACGACGTCGACATCGACGACGAGGACGGCTCCATCGACGTGTCGGACCAGGTCGAGGCTCTCAAGAAGGACATGCCCGAGATGTTCGGGCCCCGCAAGGCCGTGACCGCGCGCCGCAAGAAGACCACCACTGAGGCCGGTGCCTCGACCAAGAAGGCTGGTGGCTCCAAGGGCGGCGAGGAGACGGACGACAGCAAGCCGAAGAGGACCGCAGCTGAGGTTGTCGCCAACCGACTGCGCGGCATCCGAGACTGAGGGAGTAGGAAGTGTCGCTCGGAGACGTGGAGCAGAAGTACCTGGACGATATGGCGGCTCTGCACGACAAGGCCGTCAAGATCTCGGAAACGTACCTCGCGAAGAGCGACAATTCCAGTCGTCCCGACGGGGTCGTTCAGATGGCCGCGAGGCACATCCAGCAGCACACGTACAACGCTCGCGACATTCGCGATACGATCGACCGCATGAACAACAAGAAGACGCCTGCACAGCAGGCGGCTGATCGGCTCAAGTCAGGGTACGAATACTGATCCGAGTGCGAATCGTCTGAATGGGGTATCATTGCCCCGAGAGCGTCGGCTTTGCAGCCGTGCAGCAGCCCTGGGTGGGGCAACCCCTACCTGGGGCTGTTTGCATTTACACGAAACACGAAACCTCTGAAGGAGGCGAATATGGACTTCGAGTCCGAGTGGGCGGCACGCAAGGCCGAGTTCGCGGCCAAGCTTTCCGCGAAGGTGGTCTGGACCGAATTCGAGCCGGGCGACATCGTCGGCTACCGCAAGAGCGGTGCCCCGATCTACTTCGTCGCGGGTGGCGCGGCGGACAACTTCGACGACTGGATCCCGGAGGAGACCGACTCCGCCGTCATCCAGCGCGTCAACCAGATATCCGTGGTCATGGCCATCGGCCGCCACACGCCGATGACGTCGGCGACCAAGAAGGTCCCGCGCTCGTCCGGCATGGAGGTGAAGACGCTCAACAAGAGCGGCACCTACACCTCCAGCAACGACGAGAACGACGACGTCCTGCTGACGGCCCGGAAGCACACTGGCCTCCTGACCGTCGCCGAGGAGGACCTGAACGACTCTGCGGCCGACATCATCGAGGCCAAGGAGATCGACTGGGCGACCTCGTACGGCAAGTACTTCGACAACGCGACCCTCGCCACGACCGCTGCCGAGAACGCGCCGACCGTCCCGTACGACTCCGTGTACTACTCGCTCACGCAGACGAACGCGACGACCGGCTACACCGCCAACGACAACATCGTCGGCACCGTCACCGCTGGTGCGGTCACCTACGACGAGCTGTCCGAGGCGCTCGGCCGGTACGAGGACGGCGACTACTTCGACGAGTCGATGTCGTACGTCATCGCGCACCCGACGTTCCGCAAGCAGCTCCGGCAGATCAAGGACGACCAGGGCCAGCCCATCTTCGTCCGTGGTCAGGGCGGCGACGCGGGCACGCCGGACACCGTGTTCGAGATCCCGGTCCGCTGGTCGAACGGCTGCCGCACGCACGCCACGGCGACCCAGTCCCCGACCGGCGACCCGATCATGGTGTTCTGCAACCGGGACTTCCTGATCATCGGCGACCGTTCCTCGGTCGAGACGCAGCCCATCCCGGCTGCGATCTCCACCACGGACGAGGCCAACGTCAAGATCCGCGACCGCAAGGGCTTCGCCGTCGGTCACGAGAAGGCGTTCGCCGTTCTGATCGACGACGGCTCCGCGCTGTCGTAGTCCGAAATCCCTACGTGGCCGCCTAACGGCTCGCGGACGAGGGCCGGTCCCCTTTCACCGGGGACGCCCTCTCCGTCCGTTACGTGGCCACGTAGGGGCTCGCACGCCTGAAGGGAGGCGAACAATGACCTGGGCCACTCCGGCGGAGGCATCGGCGATCACCGGTGTCACGCTATACCAGTCCGACCTGGACACCGCACAGTCGATCATCGATCTGTACACGGACATCCACATCGGGATGCAGGACGAGCTCCAGGATCGCACTCTTCGCATCCTGAAGCAGGCTCTGTCCTGGCAGGCCAAATGGCAGAAGGAAAGAGGAGTCGAGGAATTCGGTACTGATTCCACTGAGAAGCAGTCCGAGACTCTCGGCGACTACAGTTACACAAATGGGTCCGGCGGCTCCGGGTCGGGAGGCAGCGCAGAGGATTCTGCAATGCTCTCGCCCATAGCGCAACGCTGGATCACGAAGCTCAAGTGGAAGCGGACCCGCACCATCGACCCGATGACTCCCAATGAGCGGCTGCTCGTGGAGGATGGGGACGTTGAGGGCGGGCTCGACGGGTGGTTCCCGTGGAGGCCGCTGAAATGAGCCGAGTGACACACCTGCTCAACAGCACGCTCGATGTCTATCGGCGTACTGAAGTCTCGGACGGTCAGGGCGGAACAACCTACACGTACAGCCTTCTCGCTAGCGCGCGCAAGGTTCGTCTCGTGCAGGCTTCGGCTCGTGAGCAGTTCGAGGCGGAGCGGTCTGGTTCATCCTTGACCCATAAGGTGTACCAGAATCATGACGAGGACATTCAGCGCGGCGATGAATATCGATCGGGCACGAACCACTACAGGGTTATGAATGTTCTCGAGCCGTCTACGCCTGGCACGTACATGCGCGCCGACGTAGAGATCCTACAGAACGAGCAGGAGTAGTCGATGCCCGAGAGCGAGCGACGACCTGTCGGCCCGTCGGAAGCGCGTGAGCGCGCCGAGAAGGCTGCTCTGGACGGCAAGTTCGAGGAGTCGATTGCGTGGTCCTTGCTCGGTCTTCTCACGATGAAGGCGAGGCGGTAATGGCAGGCGACGGAGAGATCATCGGTCTGGACCGGCTGAGCAACACGCTCCGTCGCCTTGCCGACCGCGTTCGTGGCATCTCTGAAGATGCAGTGAACGAGCTCGCCGACGAGATGGTTGTCCGCATGAAGGGCGCTGTTCCGGTGGATACCGGAAACCTTCGAGACTCCATCAAGAAGGAAGGCAGCGGAACCCGGCTCACAGTCGGACCACGAGACGTGGATTATGCTGCATACGTGGAGTTCGGAACATCCCGAGCACCGGCTCAGCCGTATGTGTCGCCCGTTGTCGAATGGGCCAAGCACAACGCGCCGCAGAGGATCGCGGACAGGGTGAGGGGCGTGATCGACTGATGCCCACTGCCGACATTCCGCTTGACGATCTGCAGGCAAAGCTGTACACAAGACTCGATGCCGCTCTTACGGCGTCCGTATACGACAATGTTCCCGAGAACGCGTCGTATCCATACGTGACGATCGGAGAGGCAATAGCCACTCCGGACAACGCGCACGACCGATTCGGATGGGACATCCTCGAGACCGTTCATGTGTGGACGAGAGCTCGTGGATACAAGTCTGGATTGGCTATTGCCAACACGATCATCGCCACGTTGGATCACAAGAGGTCGATCATCGATCTCGGAGATCCATGGCATTGCGTGTCGATTCGATTCGAGCAGCTTCTGACGCTGCGGGACCCGGACCCGGAGATCAGGCATATACCGGTACAATTCCGGATAGGCATCGAACAGGAGGGCTGACACATGGCTGGCCAGGACGCATGGGGAACACAGTTCCTGCGTGACAGCACCGGATCGGGGTCGTTCTCCGTGATCGGCTCGGTCACGGAGATCTCGGGTCCGAGCAGGGAGCGCGAGGCGATCGAAGTCACCGCGCACGACTCGCCGGACCAGTATCGCGAGTTCGTCAAGGGGCTGAAGGACGGTGGAGAGGTCTCCCTCACCATCAACTACGACCCCAACGACGCGGGGCACGAGGCGCTCGACGACGACTTCGAAGAGCGGGACAACCGGGACTACCAGATCATCATCTTCCCCGACACCGCCGACGAGCACACCTGGGACTTCGAAGCGCTGATCACCGCGATCGGCGACGAGTTCCCGCACGACGACAAGATGTCCCGAGAGGTCACCGTCAAGATCTCGGGCAAGCCGACCCTCACGCACACGGCAGGTAGCTGATCATGAGCACGAGCATCCGGGACCTCATCCTCAACGCTGACGACCTTCAGTACAAGGATGTTCCGATCCCCCAGTGGAACAACGTGACCGTCCGCGTGATGGGGTTCACGGATGAGCAGCTTGGTGCGTGGCGGGCCAAGACGGCCGCGCTGAAGGCCAAGCAGCGTACGGGTGATGCGGACCTGGACTTCGAGATCCAGATGAAGCACATGCGTGCCGAGCTTCTCGTGAAGTGCCTGCGCGACCCCGAGACCGGACAGCGCATCTTCAAGGACAACGATGCTCCGAAGCTGGCGCAGAAGCATGCCGGCGTCATGCAGGCTCTCGACGCTCTGGCGACGACCCTGTCTGATCTGGACCTCGACTTCCGGGACCAGGTGAAGAAGGCCGAAACGGATTTCTCCGAAGGCCAGAGCTAAAACTCCAGTACGACCTGGCCGTTGCTTTCCGGATTCCACCCGGAGAGGTGCTGGAGAGATTCACCGACAAGGAGATCGTGAACCTCGTCGCATACCAGAATCTGTACGGGCCGATAACCCCGAACAGGCTCGACATGGTTGCGGCGAGGCTCGGAATGGATATCGCTGCTCCGAACATGAAGAAGGGCAGCCGTCCGAAGTTCAAGGACCATCTGATGGTCTGGAGCAAGAAGCCGTTCCAGAAGACACCGGCGCAGATCCTCGAAACCATCAAGGGGATCCAGCGAGCGTACGACGAGATTGATGACGCCAAGGTCCAGCAGCGCAAGAAGGCTGCGGAAGCCAAGGCGAAGCGAAATGCAGATCGTGCCGAACAGAGGGCGTCCAGAAGGAGAAGG